AGCGGTTTCCTCGCGGGCCTCACGCGGCGTGGTATGGATGCGCTGTTCCGTGATCGGCGCAACGTGCATCCAAGGTCCGGCCCGGTCAGAAAACAGCACCTTGTCACGTACTGCGATCACTTCCCATCGGTCGCCGTGCTGCTTGATGATCTGCTTGGCTCGCTTCGATTGCGGGATAAGGGTCACGATCCGCACGGCTTCTCCCCTTCACTGGATTGCGCGAGACTGAGCAGGGCGCGAGCGGCGCTTAGCTATGTCTGGCATCAACTGCCGCCATCAATGTCTCCAGCGCCGGTTCAGTCTTGTTCATGGCTTTCCTTCGGTTGGGGCGGCAGCTTTCTCCACCTTCGCTAAAGCGGCGTCGTATTTTTTCAGTTGGCGCTGCATTTCTTCGTTGCAGATTTTGGTGATCCGGCGAGCTGCTGGCACGTCGCCGTACATGCTTCCGCCTTCCATCATCATCACTACCTGACCAAACGTAGTCAGGTTTGATTGTGCTGCCGCCGCTTCTCTCACCGCTTCCGCGATGCGCTTTGCGTAATCGTTATTCATTTAATCTCCCATCAGGCCGTCACCCATGCACTCACCGTTACAACCGGACTGAAAACATTCAGGGCAGTAATCGTCGCTGTCGCCATGCTTGTTGTGTAGTTGCTCCTTCCCGGCTTGCGCGAGAGCGGCGTCTATTTTTGGCAGAAATCGCTTTGCTTCCTTGTGGGCATGGCCGTCGTCGTTTGCCAAAAGATCGTCTATGCGATGCTTTGCAGTCACAAGTAATCTGGCAAGCTCCGCATTCCGGCGTTCGAGTTCGGCGATGCTGGTTCGCAGCCTTTGCCAGTCTTCGCAGTTCTGAAGTGACCCAGCTTCACACTCAAAGCCATACGCTTCGATCTTTTTTAGTAAGGTTTCCATTCGATCTCCCAATGGTCAACTACTACGCCGCCAGTCGTGTCTCCGTTCCATCGGCCCATACGAACAAGCTGCTCTGTTTCATAAGTGCAGTAACCGAAGCGCCATTCCAAAGAGCCTTTTGCGCGCCAGTAGCACATACTTCCGGGAGGTGGTCGTCTCATGGCTTGTCGCCTCCCTGAGATTTGTCTTTGCAAGACTGATTGGAATGGGCGGCGAAGCGTTCGAGTGCGTCGTGACTGATAAATGTCACCTCGCCCTTATATCGTTGGTCAAGCGCGCATCCGGCTTCCTTCGCCAGTTCCAGCAGCTTGTTGCGGTCAGTGGTCATTGCGCGTCTCCTAGTCCAGTCCTGTTTCCAGCTTTGCGGCGCGCACGGCTTTCGCCATCCTTTCAAACGTCTTCGCCAGCTCCTCGCGTCGATGCGTCGATTTCGGAAGCCAGAATGTAACGGCGCTTCGATCGTCATCTTGCGGTGGATGGTGCAATCGCTCGGTTGAGTGCAGAATCATCTGCACGGCTGAGTATGTAAGCCCGGTATTGGAAACCTTCTCAACTGTAGTTATCTCGTCGGTCAATTCTTGGCTATAGACGTTAATTCTCACTTCTTCTCTCCCCGCGCAATCACGCGCTTAGTAAATCACTTAATCGCCAGTCGAACCGACGGCACCAACTTTGCACCAGTGACGATCACGCCGGCTTTCATGTCGTCGGCGATCTTCTTCTTGTCTGGCGCTGTCGATGCCGGAACTGGCGGTATCTCGCGCAAGTATTCAGGCGGCAGCGCTTTCTCATCTTCGATCACGACCTTCGGCTGATTCGGCACCACGGAAAGCGTCAGCGCTTGACCGCCCGCCTTCTTGTGGCCGGTAGCCGTCAGGAGATCAACGGCCAGTTTCTTGAGGCGCTCGATTTCCTTCTCGATGCTGATTGCGCTGTTTTCCATCGCCTTGATTGCATCCTGCTTCCCGGCCAAGATCGCCTCACGATTGCGAATCGCAAAGCCGATGTTTTCCATCTTCTGATTTAGGTCGCCTTCGGTCTTCAGCCAGTGGGCGAGCAACTCATCTTCCGGCACATCGTCGCGGTCGGCATCGACCAGGGCTTCCAGTTGGCGGTATTGGCCTGCGAGTTCAAATACATTCATGCTGCTTCCTTTCGTTCGTTGTTTGCCACTAACGCATGTGCTGCTCGGTGATGTCTATTGCATAGCCACATAACATCTAGTGGGCGATCATAGTCAGGATGGTGTCCTTCTACTTTTTCCGCTCCGCATACCAAGCACGGCAACTTCATGATTCTTCCATCTCGCAGTGCATTGCCAACTGCGATCCTTGCTTTGTCTTGCTTTGGCCGAAGCTCTCGCTGTTTTGTAAGCGCTCGTTTGTGTGCAAGCTTTCCTGCCTCCGTCTTCGCATACTCTTTACGAGCAGCTACCCTGTGCGACATCGATCCGCGCAATTTGTCGTATGCGCGTATTCGTTCAAGGTTGGCTTTTCGGTGCTCTTTTACATTTGCCTTCGTGCACTCAATGCACTTATTCAGGCGTCCATCACCCATCTTTGAGTGCTTATAAAATGCCTCCAGTGGTTTAATTTGAAGGCATCTGAAGCAGCGTTTAGATGGCGAGTCCATTCTTGCCGCCCATGAACGGAGCAAATGGGATCGAATCATCGAATGCAGGACCGCCACTTGAATGAACGTCTGTGGTTTGCGATGTTGCGCCTGTGCGCACCCCTTTAAGGCGCTTAATGGGAACGAGTTGCGCAACCATCTTTTCCAAGTTGTGCGCCTCGGACTTATCAAGAATCTCCGAAGCGATTTGCTCGGTCTGCGGGTCAAAGAAGCCGGCGAACGCAGCCTTTTCACTGATGCTGCCGTCCTTCTTTTGGTATTCCTCCATCTGAAGCAGCACGCCGATGGATTTGCCCATAAGGGCGGGATATACCTCTGCCTCGCGCTTGACCATGCCGTTGCTGGCATTGTCGTATTCTTCGACCGTTGCACGCTGCGTGTCGATAGTGTGCGTCTTCAGGCAAGTCATTAAGGCCATCAATTGCTTGAAGCCAAAGATGTGATCGCCGTCCGCATTGATCGTCCACATGCTGAGATAGTCGGCGGTCATGCCATTGTTGGCCTGAAATGTGAACTCGATTCCCTGCGTTCCTTTGGTGCTGAGAACCTTTTTCGCCTTCGTGAACTGGCCGATATATTTGCCGGTTTCAGAAATGCGGCCGTTGCCGGAATCAGCCTGCTTCGCTGCGTCGGTGTCGAGTGTGTATGCGCTCATTGCTCTTATGCTCCTGTCAGTTCGTAGTAGTTGGAAATTGCGGCATCAACTGCTGCCAAGTCATTCGGGATACGCTCCGAATCAAACAAGCCAATCGGCGTTTTCACCGTGTCATGGCCGTTATTGCGCGTGCTGAAGAAGTAGTCTTTGTCAGTGACTACAGTTCGCAGAACGATTGTGAAGAGACCCTCCGGCGTGATCTTCTCGTCCAGCATCTTCCCAATCGTTTTGATCTTTGTGTTGCCATGTTCGTCGGTGGCCGTATGGCTGAGCAGATAAACGCGCACATCGTCCGGCAGGCCGTTGGCGGCGTTGAATACTTCCCATGCGTGCTTTGCGATCTCGGTGAACTTGTCATAGCCGCGCTCATCAGAGCGACGCATGAATTCGTTCGCGAGCAGGTATTGGAAGTCATCTACAACAACCACTTTCCGCTTTGTCTTTCGCATCAATGCGCCAATCACCTGCCAGTCGTCGGCAACAAAAATATTGCCGGTCTTGTTCGTTTCTGGATTGAAGTAAGACCAGCCCTTAGAACGGAAGGGGAGAGGCTTCTTGACTACTTGAATCAAGAGTGTGTTTGTTGGGTCCAGGTTGCGCATTGCCGCACTCTTGCCCGTTCCGCTCTCGCCTAGTACCACTGTGCTTATGCTCATGTTCTCGCTCGCTCTGTTTAATGTTTCTCTCGAATTGCTCTTTGCGTTCTCTGTACTCTTGCTGCTCTACGTACTCGGTAAAATCTCGCTTCGCCCCGCTCATAGCCGCCACCTGCGCACAATCAACCGCACAACACGCAGCAGTCTTCCGGCGCGGCATGTGGGAATATGGGTCATTGCAATTTCCCGACCGGCTGATCCAGAATCCACTTGCTGCCACCTGGGGCGCAGCGCAGTAACACAACAGAGCGCAACCACTGCCGGCGGGCGTGACGAACTGCCGCATGATCCAGATACGCGGCACGAGGAAACAAAACGACCGCACGCTTCAAGAGTTGGGTATTCATGATTACCTCGCTTTCAGCATGGCGTCTGCCATGCGCATCTTGTACCCCGCACGCCAGTCGAATTCCCACTGGATGCGGCCTTGGGTGCTACCATCTTGCGGAAACGCACGACCGGCTAATTCGCATTGCATTTTGCTGCTGACATCCTCATCGCGAGGAACATCGACATGCGCCGCGAACTTGTCCCGCAGCGTTTCCTGCGGCGACATCAGATCAATAATTGCGGCGCGGACATCTGCTTCATTTTGCGTTTCAAGCCACGCATCCAACTCGCCTTTACCGCCATTCAGCGCTTTCAGTAGATCGCTCATCGCGCAAACACTCCCGTAAGAAAATCAGCATTAGCCATGATCAAAACGCCAGCCATGAACAGGGCGCACCAGAAGAAGAGTTCGCAGCGGCTCATGCGATGCCTGCCTTGGTTAGCGCAGTGCGAACAATTTCAACGTCACCAAACGTTTTTCCTCCCGCGTAGCCGTGCGAGGCGCACCATTGCAAGGCGTCCAGAAGATCGGCGGCGGCCGCCCATAGCTTTGCATTTGCAAGCGCTTCATCGGATGACTGTGGTTTGTTCGCAAGCTTTCCTTCGGCGTCGTATTCGAACTCGCGATCCCAGCCATAGGCGGCGCCAATGCACTCACCATCATCAGAGTGAACGGTTGCTCCTATTGCTTTCAAATTCTTGGTATGCATGCTCACTCTCCTGAGTTAATGGGTGTCGGCAAAACCGGGCTACTTTCACAGCTACGCACTGATTCAGCCTTCGGCTTGTCCTTTAGCGGTTCGGGTACTAGCCGAACAGATCCAGTCATGCGGCTTGCCAACACAGAAGCGGGCCGGGCTTGATTCCGACTGCAATCGGCTCAGGTACTGCGCCCTGAGTTTCTCCTTGGCTCGCCGGCTTACATGGCCGGTGCCTGATTGCTATGCTCTTGCTGCATTGCGCGTCCTTCCACGCCGCCGCTTCTGTGTTAGCTCCGCGTTTCGTGCGGAATACGGCGCAACGGGTGCGCACCAAGGAGGCTAAAAATCAATTAATAAGCAGCTTCACAACTTCGTCTTTCAGCATTCCCTGCTCGTTGAGCTTCACCACAATTCTGTTTGCGAATGCAGCATCAAATCTGGCTTTCAAATCCTTTCCGAAGGCTTCGGCCAAACGCGCAATTTGATCGTGCGGGCTACTCCAGCCCATATTCCGCTCAAAAATGCCGCGAACGTGATCAACGATTTTCTTCTCTTGCTTGTCCACCAAAATGACGCCGCTATTCACAAGCTCGGTCAGCTTCTCGTCGATGATTTTTGCGATCTTTTCGTTGACCACCGCATTTACCCGAGTCGTTATTGCTGTTTGCACTCGCTGCTCTATGCTTTGGGAAATTTGCGCAACCACGCTCTTTGTGATGTGGTCCTTAAGGGCCGCGCTTAGCTCTTCTTCATCAAGCCAAAAATCATCGACTTCAATTTTGAAATTCACTTTTCTCTCCTTGGTTGAATTAGTGCCGGCCTCCCACCGGCATGACCTGTAAAGCGGGTTCGCTCTCAAACATCGGCGACTAACGAAGACGGCACTTAAGCGCTACTATCAGTGCCGCCGACTACTCGCTGATTACGGTTTCAGCTCCCATCCACTTTCCCCGCGATCTCGACCTCCCTTTTGTTCGCTGCTGGACGAGGGGTGCGGGTGGGTGATGGTCGGTTAGGGTGTGGCGCCTGCTTTGGCGAGGGCGGTGCGTATCGCGCCGATCGATCCCTGTGCGTTGAATTTGTTCTGCTTGGCGGCTTCGCTCTCACCGGCAAACTGGCCTTCGCGCAGCGCGGTTGAGATGATGCGTTCGGCGTCTGTGAGCGCTTTCACCAGATCGTCGAAATGCGCTCGCGCGTGGAGGATAAAGGCAAGACCCGCTTTCTGTTCGTCGCCAATTTCGCCCTCGTAATCGACATCGATTTCAAAGAGCGGGACTTGGCTATTGTTGATACGGGCTTGCGTGGTCACTGCAACCTCGCGCATATCCCCGTCGACTTTTATCCACGGCGTCGCTGTATGTTTCGCTTCCATCTCTTCTCTCCCGTTGTTGCTGCGATGTGTTGTTCGATGGAAGAATATTAGCCTAAAGCTAAATTAGATGCAAGTAGAATTTAAGCATAAAGCTAAAATATGCGAAAATATTTCCACCGCCCGATTTCCGGGCAACAAAAAACCGGCGCTGGGCCGGTTAGTGAGGGTAGGGCTATGAAAAAGATTGCAGTGCTATCGCTCTTCCGTAAAGGCGAGCAGTTTCTTGAGGGACGCAGCAACAGCGTCGGGATTTCGCGGTGTTCGCCCTCCGGCCGCATCGGTTATGCAATCAGCGCATTGCTGCTTGTATTCGGCTGCAGCCCGGCGGAAGCGCTCGGCCCGCCACTTGGGGAGCATACGGAACAATCGATCCTCATCCGCCGCGGGGAGGCCGTGCCCCTTCATGAGCCGCTCTCGAACTCGGTCCATCACCTCAATGCGCTCCCGCCTGCGGTCGCGACCAATGGCAAGATGGTTGCTGACAAGGTGGCCGGCCCAGCCGCACACGATGCCGAAAGCGGACATGATGCCGGGATTGTCGACAAAGAGGCGAGAAGTGGAAGCTATCCAATTTGGTGGCATTTGGCTTGCATCCTTGCTTTTGGTTTGACCTGCGTCTTGGCTGGCTTCTTTTTCTCGTACCCCTATTCCCTCAGAACTCGGCAAGACTGGACCGAGTTGTGGCGAGACGTGAAGTACTGCATAGGAATCTAGATTATATCCTCGCCGCAACAGACGTAAAAAAACCGCCGAAGCGGTTGGGAGGGGCAGCCTTTTACTAATATTGGTAAAAGGGTGAGGAGGGCGTTAAAAAGCCCGCTCGGGGCGGGCTATCTAAGGAGGGAGGCAATAATATCTGTGTAGTTCGGCCTAAATAGTTGCCGAACATGCTGCTCAGGAATTTTTAACTTCAACGCAATCCCGTAGTGGTCAATATGGCCCTTATTAAACTGCTCAATAAATTCTAGGCGATACTTTTCAGGGCAAAGACAGGCCAGCGCCATCCAGAACCCGTTTAGCTCTGAAACGAATTGCGCGGTCCTTTCTTTACTTGGATCAAGGGCCTCGAACTCGCCCAATAGTACCCTGAACTGCTCCGGGTCTCTGGTCGCCACGTCGGGCGCGTCAAAAAGATGCATCAATTCTTTGGCGAGAATGAATCTGTCCCAGCAGTCGTTCATGCCGCGAGCAAGCACAACAACGTTGCAATCGTACTTTTGGACAATCCACGAATCAGT